CTTTATTAGTTCAGTAAAAACAATTGCTATGGATCTAGTGCCGACGTATGAAGAATTTTACAATTCGGAAATGAATTGGAAAGTTGATTCTTCAACAGGAACAGCTCTCCATATCCTGACAAATACTGTTCATGAACTTACTGATAGTGTTCTTCCATATTACTTGGGAACATCTGTGTTGGAAGAAAAATCAGTAAATGTTTTCATGGATGGCAAATCAGGCGAAGTCTTCACGATGGTGATTGAATAAATCAAAGCTCTGCTTTGATTTTTATAATTAGAATCTTTATAAAAATTGATGGTAATATAAGGTAGAAAATCAGTTATTTAACCACAAAGTGTCTCAAATGAAATCAACAAATCAAACTGGTTTTGAAATAAGAGATGGTAAACATTTTCATCCCCAAACTGGAACATATCATGAACGAAGTTTTAATGATATTCCTCCGGTATATTGGAAAGAATGTGAAGAATTTCCTTCAGCATTTCATGTTTTCTCGACACATGATTCTGTAAGTCATGACCCTAAAATCTACTACATGTTTAATAAGAAATATCGAGATTTCTTATTAAGCATTATCTACAATTGTGTGAAAAATAGGGAAACTGCCGAGTATTACAACAATCTTGATAGTTTATTACTCAAATTTTTTCAAGAGAGACGCTTATCAGAACCACAGTATTCTTCGCATATTGAAAATATAAAACATTATGCGCGGGAGTTGAATAAAATCATGGATACTTCATGTGATACTCCATGTGAAACTCCATGTAAAAAAGAATCACTTTTGAATGAGAAGAAAGAAGCTCTCGAAAGATATTGTTTGAATATGAAGTTTTACAATTCCCAAGAAGACTGGGATTTAGACTCAGACTAAATTTGCGGTTAGAGAACCGCAAATTTTATAATTAGAATAGTTTGCTTATATAGTCGAACGTAAGGAACATTATTCCTTGGCCCGGAGCGACCCGTGTTAATCGCGCTAAGCTCCCCCTCCAAAATCCCAATACCCCATAAGAATTATATATCGTTTTTGAAAGTTGGACCATCGTGCTTTTTTGTTTCGCAGATTCTTCCTGCATTTGCGTTTTTAAGACATCCATTGGGGAAGATACAATAACTGAGAAAATACCGGCCCCAACTCCTCCCCAGAATGAGTGTGTACTCGTGAATTTTTCCCGACTTGATACATAATCTTTGTATTTATTGAAAAAATAGAACCGGCTGGCCTGATTCAAAGATTGTCTATATAGAGTAGGAAAGTATCCTAAATAGAGCCCTCTGATTCCACTTTCTCTGACAACATCCATCGTTTTAATATGCGGGAACCGAATCATTTTGGTTTTGATTGTTTCTGATGGGACTGTAATGAGCGTAGATTCAACAAAACCTGCGAATAATCCAGATAGAATAGAGACCACGTCTTTATTAAAAGATTTCTCATGTAGGTGCTTGGAAAATATATTATACGCATAAAAGCGACTAGCGACCTTTGGAATATTGAAAAAAAGGACCGGTGTTAATCCCCTGTAAAACCCAAAGAACCCATCTTTTTTATAAATTTCAAACGCAGTATTTTTCAAATTGAGGTTATTCCCTTTGAATTGCATCTGTGTTTTTATATTCTCAGATGGCCAAGTCGCGATTGCTTCTGATATTCCAGCTACACTTCCAGCCACAATATTTTTTACGGCTTCATTTTTTTGACTCATAATTATAATAAAAGATAAAAATTGAATATAAAAATTATATTTTTATATGTATAAATAAAATGGAATCGAAGACTGAACGCAATAACTGTTATGAGTGTCATAAAAAAATCCACGAATTACAGCAAGAAACTGACCAGATTTGCTTGGATTGTCATGGAAAAATGATTAAACAAATGAAAAAGGACCTAAAAGAAATAGGGGCTTGTTGTGATTACAATGGGACAGAGTATTGGTATTAGAACAATACAAATTTATTATAAAAAATAAAAAATGAATTTAAAAATAGGGGAATATTATATAATAAAAAATGGAATCATTTAATTTAGAAAATAGTCAAGAAGTCATTTATGAATTGAAAAATTTGGATGATACTCATCCCAAAGAAAATAATGTGGATGGATTGAAAATCCAGTTAATGAATCATCAAAGAACATCTCTTTATCATTGTTTACTGATTGAAAAAAATGAAGGGATACTCATCAATGAGACCTATTATTTTTCAACGTTTGGAATATTGTCTTGTAAAGTTGGGTCCGGTAAATCATTCGTCATATTGGCAATGATTATTAAGAAACCACTGGTTAATTACAATCGGATATCAAATGGATATGGTGGAGGAGTTATCACTCATTCTTCATTCAGGAAAATAAACACATCCCAAAATACGGTTAGTGCGAATATTATCCTAATTCCACACAATTTGCTATCGCAATGGAGTGGTTATATTACGAAACATACTAATCTTAGATATTTTACGATTCATTCCTCAAAAGATTATAGCGTTTTCCATGATAAAATTAAAAAATACACAGATGAAACAGAGGCTTCTAATAAAAATCTCCTATTTGAAGATTTGACTGAGAATGTTGTATACTTAGTTACGAACAAATTCTGGAATGTTTTCGCATTGGTATGGAACAATTCAATTAAGAAAAATGTGAGTCGCATATTTGTGGATGAGGTTCACGCAATTAATATCCCAAATTCAATGAAATTACAGGCGAATTTTGTATGGTTTATATCTTCATCATTGAATGATTTATTTCGTCATTCGAATAATGGATTTATTAAGGATTATATTAATACGTGGTCTTATTATTCATCATTAAATCATAATGTAATCAAAAATAATGACGAATATATTGATTCAAGTATCCAATTAGAGAGTCCAAATACTATCATGATTCGTTGTAAGACGTCTCGGTTGTTGAATATCTTTTCGGGGATTATTACTGATGAAGTCCGGAGTATGTTATTAGCGGAAGATGTCGAAGGCGTCATTTCGACGCTTGGAATACCAACAGTTTCTGAAAGCAACATTATCCAAGTTTTATGTAAGAATTTACAGAATGATTTAGAGAATGCGCAGATGATTCACGAGACGAAGAAAATAATGAATTACACAACTGATCAAATAAAAGAGGAATCTATTGCGAAGTCGCAAGAAAAAATTGACAAGATTAATGAAAAGATTATGGATGTTCGGAAGCGTATTAATGAATGCGATATTGATCCCATCATGCATATTGATATTATGAAACCGGTCATTACCGGATGCTGTAATAACAAGTTTGATTTGGAGAGTATTACTGCCCATTATTCGCATCAGGAAAAGAACAATTTACCAATTGTTTGTCCATTATGTCGGGCCCCCCTCGACTTGAAAAAATTGTTGTATGTTGGAGAATTCAAAGGAGAAAAAGTTTCTAAAAAGAAACTGGAAATTGAATGGAATTCAATTGAACATACTAAAATTGAGAACTTGGAACATTTATTGCGGACACAAATTGAACCTACAAAGAGGATTCTTATTTTTTCTGAATTTGAAGGAAATGTCTCACAGATTGGAGACGCTTTCAAAAAAGCGGGGCGGATCAATTTATACCCATTAAAGGGGTCAATCGGTCATATCACGAACCTGATTGAACAATATAATCGGGGAGATATCCGGAGCTTGTTCTTGAATGCGACCTACTGCGGAAGCGGTCTGAACTTGGAAAAAACGGATGTTGTTATTATCATGCACAAGATGTCGCAGGATAATATGAATCAGGTTGTTGGAAGGGCGCAACGGCTGGGCCGGAAGGGAAAATTGGATATTTATTGTTTGTATGCGGAGAACGAATAAGTTTTTAATAAATCATTGTTTTTTGTGATTATAGAATAAAAAGGCTTGAATTATTAAATTTATTTGAAAATAGTAATAATTTTATAATATTGACTAAAACACGTCATTTTAGCAAGAACATTCATGCTCATTGCATTCTGTGCACTTTCGACAACCTTCTGCGCATGTGTTGCAGATTGGACAACAAGTGCACTTTGTCAAATCATGTTGACCGCATATGCGACATCTCTTGCAGTCTGCATTTCTTGAAGAGCATTCATAACAACAACCGCACGTTTTTGAAGGGTTCTCTGGGTCGCCATGAAAATCGCAAATTCGACAAATGACAGTCTGACGGTTTTTTTTCCATCTCGTTGATTTTGTCATTTCCGTTTCTTTGTATTCTTTTCTACAAAGAGACTTCGACTTCGACTTCAGCTGCGAAAGAAGATTTTCATCATCAACTTTTGGAATAAAGTCAATGATTTCTGAGGTGTAGAAAAGAATAAGTTCCCACACTTGGATTTCTTCATCAGTCCAAGCTATTTGTTGATAAGCGTAGACTACACCAGCATCGTCCCAATAATCGAATATCCGATCGTTATACTTCAGATAATTACGCACGATGTCAAACATTTTCTCAAATGTTTTTGTAGAACCACATCGATGATTTAGTTCACATTTGACACAATCGAGCAATGATTTGAAGTGGTTATGCATTTTTTTGTTTGCGGGATTCGCTTTTACAGAACGCATAAAGTTATGTGAAGTAAAGACCAAAAACAAAAAATAAATAAACGGCGGAAGTTCATCATATTGCATCATGATTCTGCAATGTTGGTTTATATTATGAATATTTTTGTTCATTCTATCAATCAAATGATATTATCAATATACTATAACTTTGTAATTTTTACCCATCAATTTGAAAAAATTGATGGGTAAAAATTACAATATAAATAAATTCTAAATTCTGATAATAATTGCCTTATTTTTGTTCTTAGGACGACTATATTTACTTCTAAATACATCTTTCAGTATTTTATCAACTATTTCAAACTCTTTCTTTGGAAGGTCCCATTTTATATCAATTTCTCCTGTATTTTTTGACCAAAAAAGTGATTTGCTTGTGTAAAATATGAAAGGCGTTTTATATTTTGCGATCTTATCCGCTTCTTCCCACGCATAATCAATAAAATAATAAACGTTCTTCCATCCAATCTCTAAAAATAATATATTATTCTTTTTTAGTTCAGACGCGACTTTTTTGAACTTTTTTAGTAGTTCAGTTGTTTTATATTTATAGAATTTTTTATTTAGATAATTCTCTGGGAATTGCATGTAATATTCTTCTGCTGTATTTTTCCAAACGATTTTATGCCACTTGTAAATACCATTTTTATTGGGTTTCGAGACGTATTCGTCTTCATCGTTTCCTTTCATTATTTTGTTTGGGTGGTCTTGGGCGGAAACTGGTGGCGAAGGCCTTTTTAGATATTTTTCTTTTAACATACTCTTTTATAGAAAAAATAAATAAAAGATAAATTTGAATAATAACACAAATAAAAGAGGAGGGGGTGTAAGGGGGAACTTTAAGTTCCCCTTATTCCATGTTACAAACAATCAGTGCAACACTCAAAACCGCGGACACAACAAATCCAATGGTCGCCCATATAAAATTGTCGCAACATAATAGTATGTAATAATACGTGGCCATTATAACCTCGAACATAACTCCTCCAACAATAGTATAATTCGCAAAATGTAATAGCTTTTTCACTTTCTCTTCTCTTGGTATATCCTTTAAATAATAATTCGCCATAATATAAGTGAAACCCATTGGTAAAGCTCCATATATAACGCCCCCAATTTTAAAAAATTTCATTTCTAGTAGAACCATAACAGTCCCTACCAATATTCCACTAAACAGGGCGTTTTTCAAAAATATGGCTAAATATTTATTCATTATTATATATTTTTATAAAGAAAAATATAATATTCATAATTTAATGCAATCTTTATCATGAAATAAATAACCAATTTTTCCTTTTATAAATTTAAGAGATTGAGTCATTTCTTGATATGACTTTGAATTACTTCTTAGTTTATGTAATAATTCTTCTGATGGATATTTTATTATTAAAGAATCTATAATATGAATTAGCTTATCATAGTTTGTAGTCTTACATTTTTGAATAAAATTTGGAATCCTTTTAGCGAGTTCTTTATATTCATATGAATCCTTTATTTCTTCTACTTCAAATGAATTATATTCATCATTTGTTATTCCAGAATTACATTTATTTATATATTCAAAAATTGATGAATTACAATGACCAATAAGAATAATATATAATTCAGTAGATAATTTATCAAGATTATAATTAGATATCATTTCAGTAAATACTTTTGAATCATCCAACTTTTTTATCTTTGAATCATGGATTATTTTATATATTTCTCTTAGTTGAACAATTTTTTTATCAACTAAGTATTTATTGAATAAGTTTTTAGATTCAATAATAATTATCTTACTAACCGCTGTATATGGTGTAGTCGTTGTTTTATTTGTTTGTAATATATCTAAAACTGATTGTTCATTTATCATTTTATTATATTTTCTTTTTACAATATTATCAACGGATGAAGTTGAAAGATTACTTTTTGAATTTATAAGATAACATCCATCCAAATCAGTAATTTCTTTACCTTTTCTATCATAAACATTTTTCCAATTTAATTTATTATAGTAAATATTATTTTTATTGAAAAATTCTTCGATTAAATTATTCGCATTTATTTCTTTTATTTTACTTTCAGTTGA